GGTAACAAGGAAAACAGTTAGCCTGAGGATCACAGCCCCTCAAGATGTTCGCATCTTGAGGTTTGAGCTACCCCCACTGGCGAAGCGCATACGAGTTACAGGGAGGAAAGATGAGAGTTCTAGCATACACAAGGGTTAGCACCGAGGAGCAAGGTCAGGAAGGCCATAGCCTAGAGGAACAGGCTGAACGTGTCCGCGCCTACGTCCGATGTCATCCTGACATCGAACTGGTGGACATAGTAACGGAAGTTGGGTCGGCCAAGGATATGAACCGACCCGGACTCCTCGGGCTCTTACACAGGCTGGACACTGAGACGATCGACGGAGTGATCGTCGTCCAGCTTGACCGGCTAACGAGGAACCTAGCGAACCTGATCCAACTGGTGGAGAATTACTTCAAGCCCGAGGGCGCAAGTAAGAACCTCATCTCGATCATGGAAAACCTAGACCTCAAGGACGCTACCGGGAGGATGCTGGTCTATTTCCTAGCCATCTTCGCCCAGTGGCAGCGAGAGCGGATCTCAGAACATTCAAAGCGTACGGCTGCTCACTTGAAAAGTCAGAACAAACGCTTCAACGCTCACCCTCCGTACGGGCTCATGGTGAACCCGGACGATACGGTTTACCTGATCGCATGTGAACCGGAGCAGAAGGTTCTGAGGAGAATACAGGAACTACGAGAAATGGGTTGCAGCCTGAAAGACATCACGGAGATACTTCCGCAGGAAGAGATGTACAACCGTTCAGGTAATCCATTTAACGAGTCCGGTATCAGTAAGCTCTGTCGAAGAAACGGGTGGAAGCCTGTTTCCTTGGAAGAGCAATTGTGATACGATGCCGGGTCGCATAGCTGACCAGACTGCTGGTACAGGTGAAGAGGCAGCCGGGCTGACGAAAGGTGGGTTGCAGATCAAAGGGATCTGGACAGGGGACACGCAAGACCCACTACCCGAGGCCAGCAGGAAAGTCAGTGTTATTTACGCTTAATACACTTAGTGTAGGTAGGCCCGTTGTACTTAGGCCCGCCAAGCACTCTTGGGGAGTGCTTGATTGGTCGACTCCGATAGACTAGAATCCCTACTGCCGTCGTGTCCTCCAATGTGACGGTACTAGGGTTCTGCCGCCCGGGGTTTGGTCGCCCCGGGCGGCTTCTTTTGACCATTGACAAAACTATGCCATCAAGTAAACTGACCAACCCTAGACCAATGGAGGAATCATGGATGTTGCACACCTGACCGCAATCAGCGAGTCGGATCTACCGGATGTAGAAAAGAAGAAGGCCCTAGCTCTAGCCACTTACTACCCAGATCAGTGGAAGAAGTTCGATGCTGATGTTGTGGGTGCTGAGATCCCTATAGCCGTTGAGCTACCCGGTACGGACTGGACGTTCGTAGGTAAGATCGACCTGCTCTGTAGAGATCCCCGTGGCCTGATCATGATTGAGCATAAGACACGCTCAACCTCAGATGTCAGTAAGCCGTACGATCCCTACTACCAGAAGCTCAGTTTCGACGCCCAGATCTCAGCGTACCATCTTGCACAGTTCGCAATGGGGGACCCCATAGAGCGTACCATCTACGATGTCATTAAGAAGATCACCACCAAGCCCAAGGCCATCCCTATGGGCTCTGAGGGGGCTCTGGGGACTCGTAGCGAGATCATGGAGCATGGAACCTACTACAAGGGAGTTGTCCAGCTAAAGAACTGGCAGGAGCCACCAGCCAAGGAGACGCCCGGCCTGTATGGGAATCGAATCGCTTGGGAAGTAAGAACTGATCCAGCTAAGTACTTCCATCAATACTCGCTTATCCATCGCAACCGTAGGCAGATGGCTGACTTCGCCAAGCAACTCACCCAGATATGCGAAAACATAGACAGGGCCACGCTCGACGCAGCGTGGTATCAGAACACAAGCAATTGCTTCTCTTACGGAAGCAAGTGCGAGTACTTCGACCTCTGCCTCGGGATCTCTGATCCCGATGATGAGGAGAAGTGGCGAGAGAGGAAGGGCAGTAGCATTTCAGGCTCACGCTCAATCTCTCACTCCAAGGCGACCTGCTTTCAATCTTGCAGGCGCAAATACTACTGGAGGTACGTGAAGAAGATTGAACCACGTAAGCCGGAGTCAGCAGCGTTGCACTTCGGCTCTGTATTTCATGAAGCCCTAGAAAAATTTTGGGCCAACAGAAAAGGAGGAGATGATGGCGCAAGCAAAAAGTAAAGCAAGCGCAGCACGTATCCAAGGGATACTAACTGAGGTTAGTACCAAGGGACGTGGACTTAAACCAGCCATGGTAATCCATGGTGCAGAGAAGGTCGGTAAGACCTCGTTCGCTGCACAGGCGAAGAACCCCGTGTTCCTGATGTCACACGGGGAGATCGGACTTGAAACCCTGATCGACCACGGGCAGCTAGGGGATGTCCCCCATCTGCCAGAGGTCAAGACGTGGCCCCGGTTACTGGAGTCACTTGAGGCTCTACGTGACGAGGACCATGAATACGACACCGTGGTCATCGACACTGCCAACGGCATGGAAGACCTGTTGTACGACTTTGTGTGTGAGACAGAGTACAACGGCGACCGTGGACCCCGTGGGTTCCTGAGCTACATGCAAGGCTATCAAACAGCCACGCCACACTGGCAAGGGATGTTACGGATCTTGGACGAACTGAGGGAGAAGCGGAACATAACCGTGATCCTGCTCTGCCATACGCAGATCAAGTCGTTTAAGAATCCAGCCGGTCAGGACTATGATCGGTATCAACCACAGATGCACGCTCGCCAATGGGGAGCCACGCACAAGTGGGCTGACGTGATCATGTTCATGGACACTGTGACCGTGATCGACGAAGAAGGCAATCGGCCCAAGGCCAAGGGTGGCTCTCAGCGAGTCGCACGATGCCAGCGGTCTGCTGCATGGGATGCGGGCAACCGCTACGGACTAACCGAATTCTCTCTGGGCAACGCTGCCGTAGAGGGGTGGAAGAATTTCATGGAAGCCATGAAGAAAGCGAGGAGCAAATGAGTTTTGATGACAAACTGGAAGCAGGTAAATACTTCTGTAAGATCACTGAGCAGGAGCTACGCCAGAGTAAGTCTGGTAACTGGATGGTAGTACTCAGGATCGAACCTATGCTGTTCGAGCCCAAGGGGGGCACTGAGACGCATCCTGTCGAGGATGCAGGCTTACGTACCTACTACGGGACACTCACGCCCAAGAGCGTGCAGATCGTCCAGCGAGAGCTAGAGGCTCTCGGCTTCAAGGGTGACAAGCCCTCGGATGTCCACACCGCCAAGGGTGAGGCCAACCTTGTAGACAAAGAGGCTTGGTGGCTGTTAAGCTATACGCCCTCCAAGGATGGAGGGGAACCGTTCGAGAAGTGGCGAGTGTTCACGCCACGGGAATCTCGTACCCCGGTCGCTGTTACTGACAGCGACTTGATGAAACTCGACGCCATGTTCGGGGATGCTTTCGCAGGAGGGGAAACTGCCTCAACTGCAACTGCTGCAACCGACAGTGAGTGGTCTGAGCTATAGCGAGGGGGGGCCAGTCGCGGCATGGTGACTGGCCTGAGCCGGACACGGCCACTCCACGGTGGCCGTGTCTAGGCTCCTCTTATCCAAGGAGGGTATTATGGCTAACTATCGTAAGAACACGGGCGACCGCCTACGGTGTAAAGCATGTGGGATCGCATTTGAATACTGTCGTGGCAGAACAGCCGACAAGCTGCTCACCATGCACATTGGACTCAATAAACAATGCAACCGCTATTACAACGAGGAGGCTGTAGCTGCTGCAAAAAGGAGAGGACACTTTGGACCCTAAACAAATACTTACGCACTTCAAGGGACGAGAAGACCACGTGGCCCTACAACAGGGCAAGGGCTTCAAGCCCCACAAGCTCAAAGAGATCCCGCTGAACCTAGAGAAGTTTGAACAGTCACACCTCGGCCAGAAGCGGTGTTTCGGTTTCTACCTGATGACACCAGACAACGAGGTGTACTGTTCCTGCCTTGACTTCGACGATCACGACGATGACCCTGATCCCGAGTGGCGAGCCAAGGCGACCAGCTACTACCACTTCCTACAGGAGCGTGGGCTCAAGCCCGTCATGGAGGTGAGTAGCAGCGGCTCAGGGGCTCACCTGTGGCTACACTTCTCGGAGCCCGTCCCCGCTGTACAGGCACGGTCCTTCTGGAAGGCTGTAGCCAAGCGAGTTGGCATCCCTGTGCGAGAGATCTATCCTCGGCAGGACCGGCTCTCCGGGGAGGGCATGGGCAACCTCGTCCGATACCCCGGCTGGAACCAATCAAGGTTCGTTGATGTTGAAGACGACTGGAACACGATGGACCTAGAGGTCCACCCGGTTACTGGCAGCGATCTGGTTGAGATCGCTGCCGACATAGGAGAGAGGCTGGAGAAGGTATCGTCGGACAAGGAATCCTTCGTTAGTGAACGAGTTGGGGAGATCCTGAGCTGGGACGACTCCCTGCTGGCCCGACGATGGAGAGGCGACACTGAGGGCCTCACAGGGGACACCAGCCGATCCGTACAGGCCTTCTGTCTGGCGAGGGAGATGATCTACCAGCGTATCCCCGATAACGAGATCAAGGCTGCCCTGCGACACTGGTGCGACGAGATCGGTTACGACAAGCCAGAGCGCTGGATCGACCTTACGCTCCGTAAGGCCTACGAGTTGATGGGCAAGCGTAGCCAACCAGAGGAACACGAAGATCTCGCATCGTGCGCAACCATGTTCCTGAATCAGCTAGGCACGCACAACTACATGGGTCTGGGCGTCCAGTCTGTAGATCAGTCCATCGACGGGGTAGCCCCCGGCGAGGTCTGCATCATTGCTGCTCGCCCCGGTCACGGGAAGAGCAGCCTCGCCCTGCATTGGTTGGATCACCAAGCGAACCTCGGTGTACCTACCCTGATGCTATCTGCGGAGATGTCACGCTATGAGCTGGGTCGGCGTATGATCCAGCGCCTGATCGGTGGCGACGAGGAGATGTGGAAGGAGAAGCGAGAGCAGGCCCTGAAGAAGGTTGAGAAGTATTTCAGGGACAGGGCTAGGCCATACGTACGCTGCGTCACCACCATCGGAGACATCGAGAAGGCGATCCGTGAGTACACACAGCAGCACGCTGTCCAGCTTGTAGCCGTGGATTACCTGCAACTGATAGCAGGTGAGAAAGAGGGCCGCTACGAGGAGGTTAGCGAGATCAGCCGCCGTATCAAGGCGGCTGCTAGGGACAATAACGTGGGTATCTTGGCCTTGTGTCAGGTCAGCCGTGATGTTGACAGGAGAGACTCCGTTCAGTTTAATCTTTCAGATATGAAAGAGAGTGGCAGTATTGAGCAGGACGCAGACGTAATACTTGCCGGGTTCTGGCATGGGCGTAGCGACAAGACGATGGGTGGGTTCGAGGACTATGAACTCCACTGCATCAAGAGGCGCAACGGCCCTATACGCAAGACACGGATGGAGCTACGCTTCTTGGCTGAGAAGCAAGTATTTTTAGATGCCTAAAAAGCGAACCCCACTTCCTGAGAACATCGTTAACGCTGTAGAAAAGTGGGCCTTGAAGAATTGCAACACGGACGAGAAGGCCCAGCAGATCGTTGATGTCAGGATCGCACGGTTGAGTAACGAAATCCGTAACTCGTGGACGGAGGCAGAGGAACGCCTGCGCAAGGTCAAGTCAGATTCTGATTACATCATTCGCAGCTACCAAGTCTCGCACTCTGGTAGCACCCACGACAGACAGTTCCTACCAGAGAAGGATCGCAAATGAGCCGCATGTCACGCAACAAAGGGAAGCGAGGGGAGAGGGAAGCCGCCAAGGAACTGAACAGGCTCTTCGGGCTGGAAGCCCGCAGAGCCCAGCAGTATTGTGGTGAGGCCGGAGATGCCGACCTGATCGGCACAGAGGGTATCCACGTCGAGGTCAAGAGAGTGGAACGCTTTCACATGCACCCCGCTCTGGAGCAGGCTGACAGCGACAGGAAGGCCGGGGAGACCCCGATGGTCCTGACTAAGCAGAACAACAAGCCTTGGATTGTCTGCTGCTACCTGAACGACCTGCCCAAGCTCATGGCTCACTTAGCCCCCGGCGATGAGTCAGGGGAACCAGTTGACGATTGTCCACCTCCGGGTCGCGCCCCCAAGTCTCCGTCACCATGAACGCCCGGCAGGTAACTCGCCTGCATAACCTTCCATCCCACCAGACAACTTCATAATGATTGCCCACTCGAACAGGCATCCTGCCAACCCGCTTAAAGTCCATCCAGCCAGCACACACGTCGAGGTTATCGTCATGCTCCCACCAAATGTATTGCTTCAACCGGGTGGACCCATCTTTCTGCCGGATGGTATTGATCTCGATGATATCAAAATGATCTTCCACGATCACCGGGTCGAAGAAGATGGAGCTGATGAGCAGTAGCAGGGATCTCATAATACCATAGGCTCGAAGACGGCGTGCGTACCATCAATCACGACTCCGCAGCCAAGTACGGGCTTGGTGTTAAACTTTAACCCGTAGTCCATGCACGCCCGGTCCCTGTCGATACCGCACGCCACGTTCATGCCAAAGATTAGTTGGCTGCTGTTAGCGAAGTACTGGACGCCTGCCTGACCGTGGACGTGCCCCTGTACCCAAGAGCAGAAGTGGTCCTTGGCGTTGCGAAGGGCGGCATACTGGCCGCCCTTCCCACGGTCCCCATGGGCATACTTGACGCCCTCCAGTTCATAGGTGCTGTACCGTGGCTGCCAATCCCAACCGGGCGTCTCCCAGACCTTGG